GATCAGTAGACTGTATTTGGTTGGATGAGGAACCAAGCAGAGAAATCCATTCACAGGCTGTAACCCGTACTCTTGACAGGAAGGGTATGGTATATATGACCTTTACCCCGGAAGCGGGGATGACTGAGACAGTTGCATCCTTCATGAATAACCTTCAGCAAGGACAATCCCTGACAAACGCTACATGGGATGACGCATCTGAGAAAGTCCAGACCATGAATGGAGAGCAGGGTCATCTCAGTGAGCTTGTAATGGAGCAGATACTCTCCAGTTATAGCCCACATGAGCGAGAGATGCGGAGATACGGCAGACCATCCATTGGTTCTGGCCTTATATTTCCTATTAATGAAGAGAAACTAATGGTCGATCCTATACATATAGAGGATCATTGGCCTAGAATAGCAGCAATAGACTTTGGTTGGGATCATCCGACAGCAGTAGTTTGGGGTGCTATTGATCGTGATGAGGATGTATTTTATGTCTATGATTGCTATAGAATGTCGAAAGCGTCACCCTCTTCTCATGCGGAAGTTATACGCTCTAGACCCCATTTTATCCCCATTGCTTATCCCCATGACGGTAATAGACGAGATTCTATGGGTAATCCCGGTCTGGCTGACCAGTATCGTAATCTAGGTTGTAATATGAGGCTGGATCACTTTACTAACCCACCTGCATTGGGAGAGAACAAAGGTGGTAATAGTATCGAAGAAGGTTTAATGGCAATGATTCAGGCTATGGAAAATGATAAGTTCAAGGTATTCAGTACCCTGTCGGATTGGTTTGAGGAATTCAGGATGTATCATAGAAAGGGCGGTAAAGTTGTACCATTACGAGATGATCTAATGTCTGCAACACGCTACGCTTTTCAATCACAACGCTTTGCTATAGCTGGGGAAGACCCAGCATGGACAAAGGATGTAGCTTACGGTAACTATGGAATTGTTTAATGGCGAAAGAAAAGATAACTGAAGACGAATTACTAGCTAGGATCAGAGATGAAATCACTGATTCTTTAGGCTATGGTGATGAAATATCCAAACAGCGTGAAATCGCTATGGAGTATTACTATGGTCAGCCATTCGGCAATGAGGTTGAAGGTAGAAGTCAGTTTGTAGATTCCACGGTACAAGATACAATAGAATGGATGAAGCCTTCATTGATGCGAGTATTTGCATCCGGGGACGAGATGGTAAAGTTCACTCCTCATGGCCCGGAAGACGTACAGATGGCTGAACAGGCAACTGATTACGTTAATTACGTTTTTACAAAAGACAATCCGGGTTGGGAGATACTCTACTCCTGGTTCACGGATGCCCTTTTATCTAAGAACGGAATCGTAAAAGTCTGGTGGGAAGAATATGATGAAGCTGTTAGGGAAGAATACAAGAACTTAACAGACGATCAGTTCAATTATCTTGTCTTACCAGAAGAAGTAGAGGTTGTTGAGCATACTGCCCACTCTGGCGGTGGTGAGTATGGCGCACAACCTATGCAGGAAATGGCTGTTACATTCCATGATGTAGTTATTAGACGAACAGGGAAGAATGGTAAAGTAAAGATTGAAAATGTACCACCTTCTGAGTTCCTGATTTCCAGAGAATCCAAGACTATACAGGATGCAAGATTTGTCTGTCATAGGGTAAAGAAAACTTTATCTGAACTAAGAGAGATGTACCCGGATGAATCGCTTGATGTAGAAGATTTAACTGGTGGTGACGAGGATATGGGACATTTGTTCGGGGAATCCCAGGCAAGGCATGATTTTGATAATAGTAATAGCTTCGGGTTTAATGATAATGCAGCATCTGAAGATGCTTTGAAAGAATACTGGCTGCATGAAAGTTATCTGAAAACTGACTATGATAATGATGGTATTGCCGAACTCAGGAAGTTATGTACTGTAGGTTCTAAAGTTCTTGCTAATGATGCGATAGATTCAATACCATTCGTATCTATTACTCCGATAAAGATTCCACATAAGTTCTTTGGCTTGTCGGTTGCCGATCTTGTTATGGATTTGCAGCTTATGAAAAGTACCCTGATGCGGAATCTAATGGATAATATGTACAACCAGAACTTCGGCAGATATGCGGTATTAGAAGGGCAAGCAAACTTAGATGATTTGCTCACACAACGTCCGGGCGGTGTAGTCAGGGTTAAATCACCCAATGCCGTCACACCTCTTGTAACACCACCTTTAGAGCCTTATTCATTCCAGATGCTTGAATACCTGGATGGTGTAAGGGAATCCAGAGCAGGTGTATCCCGTATGTCTCAGGGCATGAATGAGAATGCATTAACATCGCATACAACCGCTACTGCTGTAAATGCTGTAATGACTGCTGCACAAAGCCGTGTAGAACTTATAGCTAGGAACTTTGCAGAAACTGGTGTGAAAGACTTAATGCGTACTATATACGAACTGTTATTAAAGTATCAGGATCGTGAACGTGTTGTTATGCTGCGTAATAACTGGATTCCTGTACGACCTGACGCATGGAATGATAAGTATGATTGCACTGTAAGTGTTGCACTGGGTAGTGGGAATAAAGATCAGCAGATGATGCACCTGTCTCAGATGTTATCGTTTGCTGGGGAATCAATGAGAGGCGGATTGCCTATTGTCAACGTACAGAATATGTACAACTTAGGTGCTGCACTTGTTAAGGCAATGGGATTCCAGAATGTAGATGATTACTTAACTAATCCTGCAATGATCCCACCACAGCCTCCACAACCATCCCCAGAACAACAGATGGCTCAAATGGAGATGCAGGTGAAGCAGAAAGAACTAGAAATTAAATCCGCTGAAGTCCAGTTAAAAGCTCAGAAACTTCAGCAGGATGCTCAGAAAGATGCTGTAGACACGCAACTTAAAGTTGCAGAACTCAAGTTAGAATCACAACAGAACAGACCTGTCGCTATAGGAGCAACGTAAATGCCAATCAGAAAGAAGCCAGGGCCAAAAGGTGGTTTCGTAGCCACTTATGGTGGTGTAACTAGAAATTTTAAGACTCGCGCTGCTGCCGAGAAGTGGGCTAAAAAGTATAAGAATCCGAAGCGAACGAGTCGGGTGTATTAAATTTGGACATACAACAAAGAGAGGAACACGCTAAACGCCTCCTCAACGATGAGTTACTACAAGAAGCATTTGATACTTTAAGAGAAGATTTAATGAGTCGCTGGTCACACAGTGGTTCGACAGATTTGCAAGCCAGAGAATCTATATGGCTTGCAATAAGACTGCTTGAAAAAATTGACGGTCATCTAAAGTCCATAGTTGAAACTGGACACATGGCTAAAATGATGGAAAAGCAACACCCGTATATCTGATAGAGGAATTTAATTATGGCGGACAAGCAACCAGCCCCGCAAGCACACGAAGAACAAACGCAACCCGGCAGTATATGGGAAGCACAAGAGGCAATACTCAAGATCGAGGAATCCGAAAGGGAAACTCCAGAAACTGAGGAAGCCACACCTACTGAAGAGGAAGAGTCTCAACCCGTAGAGGAAGACAAATCATTTGAAGAGGAGTCCGAAGAGGAAGAAGAGCCGGAAGGCGAAGAAGAATCTGAGGAAACCGATGAAGAAGCTGAAGAGGAACTACTGTACGCTGTCAAAGTAGATGGTGGAGAACAGGAAGTAACCCTTGACGAGCTTATGAAAGGCTATTCACGCCAATCGGATTACACCAAAAAGACGCAAGAGTTGGCAGAAGGTCGAAAAGCTATTGAACAATTATATGGTCAATATAACTCTGAGATCGGAGCATTACAACAGGAGCGTCAGCAGTACATAGCAGCTTTATCACAAGTTGTACAACATTCTTTATCTGGATTAGAGCAGTATAATAGTATTGATTGGGAAACACTCAAACAAGAAGACCCCATTGAATATTTTTCCAAGCGTGACGAGCTTCAGCAAAGGCAAGCCCAGTTAGCGGCTAACCAACAGCAGATGGAGCAAGCTCAGTACCAACAGAATGCTCAAGTCCAGGCTCAACGTGAGGAAAGGCAAGGTAAAATTGCCAACTATCACATGGCCCAGCTAGAAGAAAAACTACCTGAGTGGAAAGACCCAGATCAGAAAACAAAGATTTGGAATGAAGCTAGGGAGTTTGCTCTATCCCAGGGTTATGCAGAGAATGAGTTTGATTCACTCTTAGATCACAGACATTTATTAATTCTGTTAAAAGCCAAGAAGTATGATGACTTACAGGGTAATGATATCTCATCTAAGAAAGTTAAGAACAAACCTAGAGTTGTCCGTGCTGGTTCTCCTAGAGGGAAGCAGGATAGTGATAAAAAGAAACGTACTGTTAAAATGAAGCGTCTACAAAATACGGGCCATGTCGATGATGCGGCTTCTATTTTGGAAGATATGTTTAATTCTTAACAAGGAGATAAATAAATGGCTATTGCTACAAATACGTCACTAACGTATAGTTCCGTAGCGATTCGTGAAGATTTATCTGACGTGATCTACAATATCGCGCCCTTGGATACCCCCTTCATGTCAG